GGTGTCAAAACTCTCTTCGTCTTTTGAACACAACGTTTGGAACCCTGCGCAAAGCGCATTGTGCAACTGGTGCCCAGTACGCACATGTGAACTTCACCCAAAACATTAGGAGCAAAGCATGGCACGAGATTACAAAAAAGAATACCAGCGTGATTTAGAAACAGGCAAGTCAGGGCCGAATAGCGCACAGCACGAGCGTCAACGAGCACGCCGCATGCTCGACAAGACTAGCGCAGACAAAAACAAAAACGGCAAAGCCGATGTGCGTGAGGGCAAAGACATTGACCATGTCAAACCAATACGCAAAGGCGGCAAATCGGTTCGTGGCAACTTACGTATCAGAAGTAAGTCAGCTAATCAGGGTGACAACGGTAAATGAATTTAATCCCCCCGCAGGAGCTTGCTGAGATGTGGTACCTGCGGTACGGGTATGCGTGGGTAAGGTCAGACTCCTTACCCAAAGAACTTCATGCGGTAGCCGATTTACTAAAGAAAACAAGTTGGCTCGACTATCACATGGGGTTAGGTAAAGATGGGTATTTTGAAGCGTTACAACTAAAAGAGGAGCGTCATGCAAATCGTAGAAAACAAGGCGTTGGTGTTACGCACGCGTAACCCACACAAATACAGCATCATTCCAAAGTTTGCCGTCGTCGGAGAGAACGATGGTGTTTATGAGGTAGCAATACGTTGGGGGCTTGATGAAGCACGTGTGCTAAAGAATCTTGGTGTTAGGAACGTACCGTCGCCAATAACCGCACGCTACGACTGGCCCGGACGCTACAAGCCGATGAAGCACCAAGTCGATACGGCGGCGTTCTTAACCTTTAACCGCAGAGCATTTGTATTTTCTGAACCCGGTACTGGTAAAACACTATCAGCATTGTGGGCGGCTGACTACCTTATGAAGACTCGACAGGTGCGCCGCTGTTTAATTCTCTGCCCTGTGTCAATCATGCACTCGGCTTGGATGGGCGACATAAGTAACAGCGTCATTCATCGAAGCTCTATCGTTGCGCACCATCAACAGGCCACACGGCGTATCGAGATGGTGCAGGGTGACTACGAGTTTGTCATTACGAACTACGATGGCTTGAACCTGATCGCCGATGAGATCGTGAACGACGGTCGCTTTGATTTAGTAATTGCTGACGAGGCCAATGCGTATAAGAACGTGTCAACAAAACGCTGGAAGTCTCTTAATAAAATTCTAAAACCAAACACGTACCTGTGGATGATGACGGGTACGCCAGCTTCACAATCGCCCGTCGATGCGTACGGCTTGGCTAAGCTCGTTAATCCATTGGGTATACCTAAGTTTGCAACAGCGTGGCGTGATGCCACGATGAACAAGCTGACAATGTTTAAGTGGGTGCCGAAATCAGACGCCCAAGAAAAAATTCACAAGGCGCTTCAACCAGCAATACGTTTTACAAAAGCACAGTGCCTTGACTTACCCCCTGTTATTACGGAGACAAGAGATGTCCCACTTACACCACAGCAAAAAAAGTACTACGCCATACTCAAGGAACAGATGCTCGTTAAGGCGGCAGGTGAAACTATCACGGCGATCAATGCAGCAGCAGAAGTTAATAAACTCCTTCAGATTAGTGCTGGAGCTGCCTACACAGACAACGCCGAAGTTGTTGAGTTTGACTGTTCTCCCCGACTATCTGTGCTAATGGAGGTGCTTGAAGAAACAGATCGCAAGGTCTTAGTCTTCGCCCCCTATCGTCACAGCATCGACACTATCTCAACTTACTTAGATAAACACAACGTAGCCCATGCGCTTATTCATGGTGATGTATCGCCCAGTAGGCGCACAAAGGTTTTCAAACAGTTTCAAGAAGAAGCTGACCCACGTGTGCTGGTAATTCAACCTCAAGCCGCCGCTCACGGCGTTACGCTGACTGCCGCTGATACGGTTGTGTTTTGGGGGCCAGTCATGTCAACAGAAACCTACATTCAATGTTGCGCTCGTTCCGATAGGAAAGGGCAGACAAGTGACAAGGTGACGGTCATTCACATTCAAGGTAGCGACATTGAACGCAAAATGTTCAAGCGCTTAGCCGAGAGAGTGGAAGACAACAACCTTTTAGTAAAGCTGTACGAAGAAGTGCTTGACACGAAGTAAAATTTTTGACAACATACGAAAAAACAAAGGAGATTCAAATGTCAGAAACTATACCGTTAGATAAGCTTGCCAAGGTGTATCGCAAGATACGCACTCGCATCCAAGAGTTGACCACTGAGTATGAGACGCAAGTCGAAGGACTCAAGGCGACGCAACAAGAAGTCAGTAACGCCATTAAAGACATGATGCTGAAAGCTGGCTCTAAGACCGTGCGTACTGATGAGGGCACCATCATCTTGTCGCAAAAGACCCGCTATTCCACGCACGACTGGGATGCCTTTAAGTCTTTTGTGCTTGAGCATCAGGTGCTTGACCTATTTGAGAAACGTATTGCTCAGACAAACATGAAGCAGTTTCTTGAAGAAAACCCTGGCGTTGTACCACCGGGCCTTAATTCGGACAGTGAGTACGCCATCACTGTACGCAAACCAACTTCTAAGTAAAGGAGAAGTCCATGTCAGAAATGACTTTGTTTGAATCGGGCAACTTGCCTGCGTTTGCTAAAAATCGTGAGCTGTCTTCGCTTGCTAAAGCCCTTGCTGGGGGCGGCGGTAGTGGCGGGGGCGGTAAGCGCGTCTCAATCAAAGGCGGTGTGTTCCGCTTAATCCATGAGGGCAAGCAGATTGCCGCCATCGACGAGCGCTACCTCGATGTAGTGGTTGTAAGCGCCGCTGAGAAGATCAGCCGTACGTTTTACGCTGGCGCATGGGACCCCGAGAATCCTTCTGCCCCTGACTGCTGGTCAGCCGATGGGGATAAGCCTGATGCATCTGCCATGTCGCCGCAGTCTCCAACCTGTGCAACGTGCCCACAGAACATCAAGGGGTCAGGCATGGGTGAGTCACGGGCCTGCCGCTTTAATCAGCGTCTGGCGGTTGTGCTGGCTAACGATATAAATGGTGATGTGCTTCAGCTTCAGTTGCCTGCCACTTCGATCTTTGGTAAGGCAGAAGGTGACAACCACCCCTTGCAGTCGTACGCAAGGCTCTTGGCGGCGCAGTCGATCAGCCCCGAGATGGTTGTGACTCGCATGAAGTTCGACACGCAGAAAGAGTCGCCTAAGCTGTTCTTCAAGCCTCTGCGTTGGTTAACCGACGACGAGCATGCAACGGCTATCGAGAAGGGTCAGTCGGAAGATGCGAAGCGAGCAGTCACTATGACTGTGGCACAGACAGATAAAGTTGAAAAGTCTGCGTTGCCTGTACTTGAGGGTAAACCCCCAGCCGCTAAGAAAGCCAAGGCCCCCAAGGCTACGGAAGAGGCTGAAGAGGTTGACGAGCCTGAGCTTCGTAAGGAAGAATCCGCTCCACCCGCCGCAAAGAAAAGTGATCTCGCTTCAGTTGTGGCAGACTGGGATACCGACGACTAAATAAAGAGTGGGGAAAGCGCCTAGCGTGAGTACCCAAATCGACATGCCCTATTCTGAAAAAACTAGAAACATCATCAACAACGCCCCCAAAACGCTTGGTACTGAGTTAGCCAAGTGGGCCATCTATAGAGACATATCTGTGCAACGCATTGCTATGGCAACAGGGGCAACTCGACAAACTGTTTACAACTGGTTCACAGGCTCAACTGAAGTCACCTCAGCGTACAAAGATCGCGTCACGACGATCATCGACATACTAAAGAAGGTGAGCCAAACCGACGACGCATGGAGATCGCTATGTACGCAATTCAACCTTCGCAATTGACTGACGAAGAGCTAGCAACAGCTTGCTACCAGATACTTGTAACGAACGCACTGCCGAAAACTTATCAAGAAGAGCTGCTTAAACGGTTTGAAAAAGCGCTCGACAAGATAGCCGAACAAACACAATAACAACTGGGAGTTGGTATGCAACCGCTTGATTTTCTAGCGGCGGTACTCCCGTCTTCAGGTCTTTACTGTGCGGCTGAGTTCACCACCAAAAAGAAAGAGCATTTGTTTGTCGATACTCGTGATGAGTTGATCGGTATTGCAGACAAGTGGACAGGTTCAAAAGATGTTTACTTTGCGCTGGCCTCGTTCAAGGAGACGGGATCACGTACGGCTGATAACACCACCCATTTAAGGTCATTGTTTGTAGACCTTGATTTAGGCGACAAGAAGACTTACAAGTCACGCAAAGAAGCCGCCGAAGCCTTTGAAGCGTTTATGGTTAAGACTGGCATGCGTGACTTGGGTCAGCCTATTGTGGTGTCGTCAGGCGGGGGGTATCACATTTACTGGCCCTTTACGGAAGATGTTGAGACATCTAAGTGGAAACCCTTAGCTGAAAGCTTCAAACGCCTGTGTAAGCAAGAAGGCTTAGAGATTGATTGGAACTGCACGGCTGACGCCGCACGTGTTTTGCGTGTGCCCGGCACCGTAAATCTGAAGTTCGATCCACCCAAGCCCGTCAAGATATTGGCTGAAGGTTCAGGCCCGTTTGAGTTCGATGCGGTTGATGCGTTTATCAAATCAAAGCTCAATGCTCCCATGCCCACGGCGCAAGTCATCAACCTACCCGGCGCACGCCCCACGGCAAAAGGTCAGCCTAACCTGACGCTACTTTCAAACAGCGTTACATATTTCAAAACCATTGTTAACCGCACTAAAGAAGGCACTGGTTGTCAGCAACTTGCTAACTATATTGAAAATGCGGCTGACGATGGTATGGAGCCTTTGTGGCGTGCCATGTTGTCGCTGGCTAAGCCGTGTGCTGACGGAGAGAAAGCTGCTGTGTGGTTAAGCCAACTGCATCCATACGATGAAGACCGCATGCGCACAAAGCTCAACGAAATAAAAGGGCCGTATTCATGCGTCAGTATTGATGGTTTGAACCCCGGCTTGTGCCAGAACTGCCCCCACTTTGGCAAGATAACTAACCCGCTGGCCTTGGGCAGGGAGACAAAGCTCGACACAACGGAGAAAGAGATTGACCTCTCCACGCCTGTTCAGCCCACGGTAGCCCCACCTTCACCCTCACCCACCATCAAACGCCCAACGCCCCCACGGGGCTACGCATACGGCGCTAACGGCGGTGTGTATATGGAGAAGTCGGAAACGGATAGCCAAGGCAACAGCACGGTCAGACAGGTACCGTTACTGCCATATGACTTATTCGTTGTCAGTATCCTGTGCCAAGAAAGCGATCACATTATTTATATACTGGCGATGCGCCCGACTGGGCCACAGGAAATAACTCTCGCTCAGAGAGCCATTGCATCCAAAGACGAGACAATTAAGAGCCTAGCTCAGCAGAACGTCATGGCGATGTTTGGGTCAGGCAATGACAAGAATCTTTACGAGTACGTGCGTGCGGCGGTTGAGCAAGCCTCTACGAACCAGCAACCTATACAAGTGCCCACTAACTACGGTTGGCAACCCGACGACAACTTTGTATTCAACGAGCATGTTTATTCACCCAACCTGAGTCCACGGCACGTGCCGATGCGGGGGATGGTTAACATCAATAAGGCGACTACCCCACACGGTAGCCTTGATAATTGGCGCCGCATTGTTCAGCTTCTAGCGGCTCGGAAGATGCACGAGATACTTGCAATCTCACTGGTCGGGTTTGGGGCGCCTCTCATGCGATTTACGGGGTATGACGGCTTTACGTGGCACCTTGGATCAAGCGAGTCGGGTACAGGGAAAACCCTAACCTTAGAACTGGCGGCTAGCGTATGGGGGCACCCAACGAAGTTCAGAGTCAACAAGTCAACCTCTGACGTAGCCATGCAACAGCGCATGGGTCTACTCCACAGCATGCCACTGATTTCAGATGAGATCACCAGCAAGAACCGCAAAGATTTTGAGTGGGCACCGGGGTTTATCTTCGACGTAGCTGAGGGCCAGGGTAAAGATCGTATGGAGTCTGGCGCTAACAAAGAGCGTGAGAACACGACTTACTGGAAGTCTATGGCCCTGCTGTCGTCCAATACCCATTTGGTTGACTACCTTACTGGCGCACGGCGGCACTCTTCTGATGGTGAAGTTAGGCGGGTGCTTGAGTTAACCATGAACAAAGTTATTCAATGGCAAGAGGGCGATACCGAAACCATCTCGTTACTGAAAACAAATTACGGTGTGGCAGGTCATCGGTATGCACAATATCTTGTGGACAACAGGGAGGCGATTGACGAGCTTGTCTCAAAGACCCGAGTGCGTATAAAGAGAGAATTTGGCTTTACAGACGATGAGCGGTATTGGCTGGCTGGGTGTACGTGCCTTGTTGCTGGGGCGCTTCTGGCTGGATCTAAGCACGCTGGCATAGTTGACTACCCAATTGAGGGCGTCATATCGGTTCTCAAGGGCATGGTAGCTAACGCCCGAAGCAGTGTGAAAGACAGCATCCGAACGGCTGAAGACATTCTCAACGCCTACACAAGGGAGTACTACGGTAAGTTTGTTGTGGTCAAAGCGCTCGACAATGCCGTGGCAACCTCGCTTGGTGAAGATGGCGTCATTGACCAGTCGATTACCCGCAGTGAAATCTTTGGGCGTGTTGAGCATGGCGTCACTATTGGGCACATTGACTTCTATATTGAAGAGAAGCTGATGAAGCAGTACTGCTCCAGTATGAGCTTTGGGTACTCAGACTTTAAGCGCCAGATGGAAGACAACTACACGGTGTCGTACGTCAAGAAAGACCTGATGGCGAAAACCAAAGGCCCACAGATGCGGGTCAATGCCATGAAGATTTCACGCAAAATAAATGAAGACGACGATTCGGTATCCATGGAAGCAGCTTAAGAAAGGGCAGGGCTTTTTTGTCCCTGCCCTCGATACCGAGAAAGCAAAAGAAGAGGGGTTAAAGGCGGCTCTCACCGCCCGTATTAAAGCTAAGGCTTACGTTGGTATTCGTGACAAGAAGCTGGGCGTTACATTTGTGCGGCTAACTGACGAAACTCTTTAGACGCCGCAATCTTTTCTTGCCTAATCTCTTTCAGGTACTTATCTTTTTTCTCGGGGGCTAAAGTCTTATCAGCACGAATCTCACGTTCTTCTTTTGTTAGTTCGCCCATATATTGCTTAAAGCGCCCAGCGTCACTCGCCACGCTCAACTCATTTAATTTCTCTTCGTAATACTTATCAGCTTCTTCAGGGTCTTCAACCTCTAACCGCTTGTATGTACGATTGATACCTTCAAGGTTATTCGCGGTGTTGTAGGCGGCGTTGATTATGCCGCTCGCATCTTCAGGCTGGAATATACCGCCAACAATTGGCACGTTAGCAAGGCCCTGACCAGCTTTAACAACCTCACCGCCAAACACAGGATCCAGTAAGCGCAACATGCTCACGCCAAGACTGCCGGTATAGCCACGTATGGTGTTCTCAAGCTTGACGGGGGATACGCCTAAGTTACCAAAGAGTCGAATAATCTCAGGTGTATTGAGGTTATATTGGAATCTTGGGTCTTCAGGCATGCTGGCTGTTACTAAGTCACGCCCAGTAAAGAACGACCGGTTCATGTTCCACTCAATGGCTGGCTTGATCGCCGTGGGTATATCAATTGGTATGCTTCGCAAAGCCATCTTGCGCATGGCGTCAGCAACCTCAGCCGTACTGTCATCACTAAACAACAAGCGATATACGCCCTCAGGTGCCGCCTTACCAATCAAACCAAGCTCAAACGGAATCGGTACACGCAATGTTCCAAATGGCGTGGGTACAAACCAGTTGCCGTAACGCTCTTCAGGATTAGCGTTCTCGTATGTCTCGTCATCCTGCATCAGGGCGGCGTATGCCACCGTAATACCCGCCATAATCCCAAGCCGGGTGTAAAGCTTTTGCTTAACTCGTAGTCTTTCGCTTGCTGGCATATCGCCCTTAAAGGCACGGTACAGAACGTCAAGACCTTGCAGACCAGCGTTAAAGAATGGAATAAGCGTGTTGGCGTACAGCACCGATATTGAAGTGCCTCGACGGTTGAAGTTCATTGCCTCAAGCGTTCCCAATATGGCCTCACGCTTGGTTAAACCTTGTCTGAGAAACGAGTTATACATAGAGACACGAGTCGCCGCATCACCCATCATGGCTAAATCATCCAGCTTAGCCATCGCAGATTCCCAGCCAGTTTTGCCTGAGGCAATTTGAAGAAGAATCTTGCCCATATCATCGGTTGAGCCACTAATAACTTGACCGCCCAACACGCCAGCTTCTTGCAATTCTCGCACCACGCCCGACTTCTTCATGGTAGCCATGTCTTTAAACGTCTGAACCACGGGCACAAAGTCAGCGCCGGTTGTCATAGCGGCTGCCATAGAGTCACGGAAAATCTGACGGAACGCATAGCGTGGGTCACGAGTCACAAACTTACGCAACCAGTTAGCCGGTGCGCCAAGCATGCGAACACCAACAGGTAGCACGCCTTTGATGCCCTCCATACCCTCAACCAGAAGCTCAGTAGGGATGTCTCCAAACAAGTCAGACTTAGCCTGCGTGTTAACCACAGCGTGGAAGTCTTGACCGTTAACTTTAAACCGAAGCGTGTTGGGGTTAGCCGACCCTTTACCTTTGTTAACTGTAGCTATACCAAGCTCACGTAGCGCATCAACCGTGCTGGATGTCGCCATATTCTTAAGCGCCATATCGGTCAATACAGCCGTATTAGTAAGCGCACTTGTGAAAATTGGAAGAATTTTTTCTTTGCCGCCAATCAACTCATGGAGATACGGCTGATTCTTTAGGTCACCAATCCGAATGGGTGACTCCCCCATAATATCTAGGAAAACATCATCACCTTGTGCACGGTAGAATGGAACATAGTCTTTGTCTTTAAGCCTAGCGCCAACAGCCTTATCCATTGCCCCAGTAGAAACAACAAAGTCAATAAGATTATTGTTGTATTGCTGGTACTGCTTCCTAACTTTTTGAAGCGCGGTATTAGAGCCATACAGCCTAATAATTTCGCTAACGTCAGCTTCAGTTATGTCTCCTTCTGTTGACAGCTTTTTATACGCCTGTGGATCTTCTTTTCTGAGTGCTTGAAGTCGCAACGCTGCAATATAGGCAGTTGTTATGTACTCAGCATCTTTACTTGGTAAGCCTGAGGTAGCAAGCGTCTCAGACATATCTTTTAAACTGGGGCCTGTATTGCCGCCATACATTGGCTCGCCGTTTTCAATAACAATTTTACCAATGCCGCTTGTAGCAAAGTTTGCTGTAATGTTGTTACGCTGATCAGCAAAACGATTGAAATACATAGCGTTGCTGGCTTTTAAGCTACTAATCTGCCCAGCACTTAACCCCCGCTTCATAGTTTCTTCAATAGCGGCAAAGCGGTCAAGAAACTTAACTCGCCCGGCTAAGCCTGTCATGCCCGTAGCAAATGCTGTAGCCCTATCGTGGAACTTGCCACGCTGAGCAATCATTTTGCCTATGCCAGTATTAAATACTGCGCCCTCACCAATACTAAATTCAACAACACCATCAGAACTTGTACGAGCAACAGGTTTGCCAGCCTTAAAGTTACGGTCAGCTTGGCGCATCAGGTAGAACAATTCGGAGGTAGACATACCGCCCATATCAAGACCTAATTCACGCAAGCCAAGGCGAATAGCGCCAACTAATTCTTGTAGCCACTGCTTAGCACGGGTCAGGAAGTCTTGATCGACCCGCTTCTCCATAGTGTATGCAACCAACTCGTTAAGCCCACGCATCCTGACTTCATCGTCAGACTTGCCAAGCTTCTTCATCATGACTTCAGCTTGATGAACTTTCTTAAGTAGCGCCTCACCACCAATCTTTTCAGCCAGCTTGGAGATGTTGCCGTATGTTTTTTCTAAACGGTTGAGCAGGCGCTTCAGGCCCTTCTCGCCCAACATACCTTCAAACGTGTAGTGACCTATAAGCTCGTGCGCTACTGTTTCTTTTAGGTCTTGCAAATTGTTGTGAGAGCCTATGACAAAGAACACAGTGCCATCAGGATCTACGCCGCCTTTAATACGCATTGCGTTTTTAAGCCCAAGCGCGGCTAGTGCACCGCCATACAATTCAGGCGATAAAACCTCAGCAATCGGGTAAACCTTGACCTTGATGCCTTGCTTAGCGGCTTTCTCTTTCACATCGGCTAAAAACTTCTTAGCTTCAGCAACATCAATTTCGCCGGTTGGATCGCTGTCACCAATAGAAAACTCAGGCGGGTTATCTGTTTTAATCTTAACGCCCTGTTTAGATGGCATACCAATCTGGTCACGCATTTGGTCAGGCGTAAACTTCTTATCAAAGCCCATAACAGGCCCTGCTTTAACTTTTAATCTTGGGCGTTTCTGTCGAGGTGTCGCAGCTTCACCTTCTAATAGATCGGGCAGCATAAGGTTAAAACGCACGTTGCGCTCAAAAGCTCGTAAGTCGTCAGCGGCTTCTATAGCATCAGCGCGAAGCTCGCCAAGCTTTGCGTCATTCTCTGCGTTCTTATGCTTCTTAATATAATCGTCTACTTTTTTCTGCGTATCTTTAACGTCGTTTTCTAGCGTTGTATAAGCTTCAAAATACCCTTTACGCTGCTGTGGCGTTATACCTGTTGCTATTTCAAGTATCTTCTTAATTGGATCTTGCTTAAGTTTTGCACGAGCTTTTAGCTCTTCAATTAAATCTTCTTGACGCTTTTGAGCTTCTACGTCTTGCGCAACTTGCAAAGTAATAGCTCTAACAAGAGACGCCCCTTTTCCTTTACTAATAGCTTTTGCTGTTTCTTTACCAACTGTTCCAGCTTTTACAGCAGCTTCTAGTTTTTCAAGGTCTTCAATAATTTGTTCTGGGGTTTGTGTTTCTTGTCTTGTTGCTTTTACTCGACGCACAACATCGGTTGTAGCTTTTTTGCCTTTGCCTTTTTTAACTTGCGTGATGATCGCTTTGGCTGTAGTTCCAGGCAAACCAAATTTATTAACAAGCCGCATTTGAAAAGCTTCATTAGCTTTGTTTTGTTTTTCAACTTCAGCTTTTGCAACATCATTAGCTTTTAAAAGCATGCCTCGTGCTTTAGCGGCGGCTTTTTGAATTTTAGTTGCCGCAGTGTTTAACTGTTCGTATGAGTAGCCTACTGTATAGACCCCAGTTTTAAGATCTACTTTTTGTCGAACATTATCAACATCAACTAAACCTCTAAGGGCATCCCGTGTTTGCTGTAAGTCTTCTTGCAGTTTACCAACGGCTAAACCTTGAGCAGATTCTTTTCTGATAGCTTCTAGTATTCTTTGCTCGTTAAATAGAAGTTCTTTTACTCGTTTTAATTGCTCAGCATTTAACTGCCTCTTAATTGGTAAAGCAGCTTTACGGGGCACCGTTGTAGTAGCAACAACGGGAAGCTCTAACTTTTGAAAGCCAACTTCTACACCCTGTTTTAACCTAACACCGCCAAGTTCTTGCGCTTTCTTCAACAGTTTTTTATAAAATGCAACTTCGCTTGCAACACGCTTATCAGCGAACGCAAGCTGTTGTGCGTACGTTTCACTAACATTGTCAACAATGCTAGCCAAATCTGTAATTTTAGCTTCCTTATCAGCTATGTTTTTTATAAGCTCGTTTATTTGCGGCTTGCGTTCACGTGCAAGTTTGGGCGACATTTTAATACCGCGTTTGGCTACAGCAAGTTTTGCTCTTTCGGCTGTTACCTCAGCAGCAAGTTTTTCAATTTCAGCCTGCACAAGCTTTTGTGCTTCTTGAAGTTCTGCTCGTTTTTCTTCAAGAACACCTGGTGTTGTTTGCGTGCCAATAAGAACATCTTTTATAACTTGAAGTTGTTCTTCAATGTTTTCAGCAAGCTGAACTAAGTCGTTTGTTGGCTTACGGCGTCGAATATCGTCTTGAATCTTTGCAGTATTTTCTGCTTTTTCAAGCGCATCACGCTCTTCTTGAAGCGCTTTGTTAAAGTCGGTTATTTTCCCAGACTTTAAGAAACGCCTAAACATAGCGGGCGTTGCTCGTGTAGTAGCTTTGGTTTCTGGGAACAAGTCAGGTTGCGTTTCAACCTCTTTAAATTTTTTACCGGCTGTCACCATCATGGTGTCATCAGCCTCAGCAAACTCACGGCCTCGACGCATTTCGTCTAAGTCAGCACGGATTTCTTTAATAAGAGGCGCTTCTAGGGGGCGCTTTGCTCGTTGAGTTGGATCACGCTCAGCAAACGGTCGATCAACCCCAGTAAGAATACGCCCAACTTGTTCGTCAACTAGTTCTACAAAGTCAGCGCTAACATCTTCGTTAGCAATCATATCTGCCGCTTCGTCAAGAGTCTTTGCAACTGTTGGGTCAAGATTGGGCGTAGCTAGCACACGTTTTATTTCTTCTAGCAGCCTATCTTCTTGCGATACACGAGTTTTTGTTCTTGGCACTTCTCCAGCTAAATCAAAAGTCGGCGTGTACGCAGCTCTAGTTTGGCGTTCTCCAGTTGGAATTACTTGCTTTAAAGAACCGCGTTTTGTTTTTGGGTCGTACTCAAAAACTTGTTGAGAGTCACGAAGTAACGCTAATTCTTCAGCAATAACTTTTACAGCTTCTTGCGGTGCTGCAAATTGACGTTGAGAAAGATCGCGGGTATCAATTCTTTTAATTTCTGCGCCACGAACAATCTCTGTGCCCCGCATTTGTGCAGGCTGAATGACAATATCTTTAAGAAAATACCCTGACGGCAACGCCTGACTACGATCAATTAGTTCGTCAACTTTTTGATTGATTGTTGCGCGTAGCGTATCGGCTTCTGCATTAGTTAACGGGCGTAGTTTTTGTTGAGCTCTTTTAATAGCAACTTCTTCAACAATATTATTGACTAATTGTTCTCTAGCTTCTGCAATGTCTCTTTTGTTTTCAAAGCTAGTGACTGGTTGCTTACCAAATTCTTTTCGTTTAGAAGATTCCCTTATTTGTCTAGCGTCATCAAGGTAAGAAACAAGATCGGTAAAACCGCCAGTAGATTGCTTTCTTGCCGTATCAAGTTTGCGGTTTAAAGTGCTAGTAGGAGCTTTTAATAGATTAGGCGCAAAAACATCGCCTTGACCTTCAAGCTCGCCAGCCAAACGCCCAGCTATTGCTGATTCTGTTGCTGTTGGATCTTTAGTTTCACCAGCAAGTAACAAACGATCAAGCTCACTAAGCTTGACATCAATCTGCGCTATGCGTATTCCATCAGGAGTTAAACCACCTTCCGGCTCAAGAATTTGTGTTTCTTTGCCAACTAAGTCTTGACGTTCAGATTTAAGATTGCCAATAGCTTCTTGAATGTTTTTTCTAGCATCGTCAACAGAAACTGTGCGACCGCCAATATCTTTAATCTCAAGCGCTGATGCAACATACCGATTTACTTTACCTTCGTTAACACCTTGTTCAACCCTACGCTGACGCACAGGACCTAAAAACAAAACGCCAAGACCCAGTTGGTCAGTAGCTCTTTTAATTTGGGTTTCAGCAATGTCATCAAGCGCTTGGTCTGTTGCTTGCCGTTTTTGAATTTCAACAGCAGTCTGATCTTTTGACGCTTCGTCTTCTAAGAAGTTGTTTAGCTTTTGCCGTTCTGTGTCCGTGCGTCTTGCCTCAATAGCCTGCGCTGTTGCAGGATCTGCTAACACTTCTGTGTACGCGGCAATACGATCTCGTCGTGCCATGTCCAACTTGTCTTTACTTGACATCGCTGCCCAAACATCATCACGCATGCCTTTTGGTTTAGGTATTTGTGTGGCGTCAGTAAGAGAAGTAAACGGTACAAAGCTCTGTGCAGGTTGATCACCTTCTGGCATCGACCTAACTAACGGAGCGTTTTGGCGTATCTCATCTTCAACAATCTGCCTAGCTAAGTCTTCTCTATTTATACGGTCAAGAGATTCTTGCCTTTCAGTATCTTTTTGCTTTTGAAGCTTAACCATACGCTCATACCCAACAGCCTCTTCTTCTTCAGTAACAGGCTGAGTCTTAGGCGTAACAACGTTGCCAAACTCGTCAACAACAGTGCGTTCTTCAATGTCTGTGGGCGCTTGTGTGCCCAGCGCTTCTTCTAGCTTAGAAATGTCAGGCTTCAGACCGGCAGCAATCATAGACTGCCGCATCTTGTCTTCAGATTCTTTAATAGTTTTTCTTAACTGCTTAGCCTCTTCAATAGCTTCTTTTTTTACATCAGGGTCTTGTATTTTGCTTTTAAGCAAAGCTTCAACGTCAGCTAAACGATCTTTTGAGTTAACAATAGTGTTGTTAAGTTCTAGTCGATAAGCGGGGGATTTAAGCCTAGCTTCTTCCTCAGCCGCCGCTTTTTCTTCTGCAGCTTTTGCTGCCTCAGCCGCTTTCCTTTGTTCTTCTGCTGTGGCAACAGCTTCACGTTCAGCAACCTCACCACGGGCAACGGAACGCTGACCCACACGACCAACAGCACCAAACGGTCCACCAACCAGAACAGCGCCATAAGCGGCTTCACCATACTCAGCCAGCGCGTCATCAGTTGTTAGGGGGAGTCCTGCCTGAGCACGCTCAAGCATCTGCTGAATAACTTCGGTTGGTACCTCTAATAGCGCACCAGTAGCAGTACCTTTGGCAAGCGTTTTAGTTAGCCCTTCTTTGGCTAGGCGCTCAGCCGCTTCTGTCGAACCACGAGCAAGAGCCTGCTCAGCACCGGGGCCAAGAACTTTACCTACAATCGTGCGGCCTAAGGGGATAAATGTGGCGGCAACCTCAAGGGCTGCACCGGGGGCAGCGGCTGCTGCGGCACGGCTACGAGAAATATCTAAGGGTTTACCCTCTTCTAACTGCTCAGCAGCCTGACGCTCGATATTGGCACCAAACAACTGAGCAAAAGAAGGTGTTACTGCACCGGCAACACCACCAAGTAATGCACCCCTAGCACCACCTAAACGAGAACCAGCCGCAGCACCAGCACGAGCGCCACCAAGCGTGGCAGCAATCTGTGGGAATTGTTCGGCTAAGGCAGTAGGAATCTGGCTAACAACCTCACCAGCACCACCAAGCAGACCACGCTCAGCGTAGGCTTGCTTAACAGCTTCAAGGCTTGCACCGGGGGCATACTGCTGGCCTAGTTCTTCGGCCCTTTCTACGCCCTTCCGAGCAGCTTCTTCTGGAGAAAATAAAGCTTCAAGGCCCGTGCGGCCTGTAGATATAGCGCGTTTTGTAGCGCCAATACCAGCCGCAATTACACCTTCTTCAGGCTTTGCTGGGGCTTGTTTAACTTCAAAAGCTTCAGGATACTCTTTACGTGCACGTGCAAATGCTTGTTCAGGCGTTTCGTCATCACGTACCGTGACATACGACCCATCTGGTAACGGTAGGTATCCTTTTGCCATGTTATGAGCCTATCTTATTAGTCGCGTATTGGGCCAGTACTAGGCTTTTCTGTAAGCATGCCAGTGCTTAAACCAAAAGTAGCAAGATCGCGTTTAATTCGTGCGTAAAGGGCTGGATTAGATTCTTTAAGCCTTTCTAATTTTCGACCTCCTGGATCTTCAGTAGCATACGATTCAAGTGTCTTCACGTATGCAGCTTCTGCTGGGTCAGTCTTTTTAGTAGAAGCCTTAGCGTAATTTTGAAGTTGTTCCATACGCGTATTACCCGGCATCCGAGAAATCTCACGTGATATGTCGCCTTCTCTTGCCGCGCCAATCCTAGCTATTTGAAGCGCATTCTGGTTTTGCATCAAAGACGTAAACATACTAAGTGTGGCAGTTTGTTCACGTTCTTTTGCTCGACGCTGATCAGCTTTCTGTTTTTCAAGCGTCTCAAAGGTGTACTTACCACGCCCTTCAGCCATTTGATTTTGCATCAATTGAAGCTGTCGAGTCTCTTTGTCGTATTCTTTACGACGCTTTTGAATTTCTTTGATGTCTTTAGCCAAACCCTGCATTGCAGGTGTTGCACCTTTACCAATATTTACAAATGCATAGGGTGACTCACCGCCAAGAATACCAAGACCTGCCTCAAGCAAACGCAGATTCATGGCTTCTTTTTTATCACCTTTAAGCTCTTCTTTTTCTTTTGCAACGTCACCCATCTGCTTGCTGAGCAGATTAAAGTCATACCCTGCATCTGTGAGCGTTTTGTTGAAGTCAGCCATCACATCGGAAGCCTTCTTAGTAGGCTCCGCATCTGACATTACTTGTCCAGTTACTCTTTTAGAGAAATCCATCATTTGCGCAAATGTTTGAGCAATACCGCCAGGACCAGGACCTTGGTTATTGGCGCCACCAGCACCCGCCTCTGCCACCTCTGCTTTAGCTGCTTTTTCTTTATCTATTTCTGCCTTAGCCGCTTCAAGACCAGCAAGGGTTTGCGTAGGTACACCACCAGTATCTGCTTGACCTGCAGGTAACTTACCCTGAGCAGCAGCCATACGTTGCTCACCACTCATAGCCGCAATCATATCAGGCGGGTACCCCATGTCGGTAAGCTTTTTAATAACGTCAAGATACTCTTGTTCGCCTACGTTTAAGTCATCAGTTGAAGTCATTAGTCCTAAACCAGCAGCAAACGGACTAAGCGCAAAACGCCCTAAACGGCCTAATATACCGGGAGCAGGTTTAGTTGCTGCTGTACGGGCTTTTCTTGCAGCTTCATAGCCAGCAGGTGTATCAGCATATCCATAAGTTGATCTACCAGCCATTTTACGCCGAGCCTGATCCATACCAAGATTACGATTTTGTTCTGCAAGATAATCTGAAAAGCCACCACTCTGGAACGCCACCACGCTGCCACCACCTGCAGCGCCTGTACCGAACGTACCTTCTCCACCCACTATGCCCCCCATGGGCACATCAACATCTGCGGGGGTAGCGCCAAGGCCCTGAGCCATGGCAAGGTCTTTGTCTTTAACTTTGGGGGCCTGAGCCATCTGCATCGCAGAGGCACCTTTTCTGGCTACTTCAGCCTGTGTCTTTTCTTTTAAGGCCGTGTGGGCAGCTATAAGGCTGACAATATCGCTTTTACCCTGCAGCACG